TACTCTTGTTTTTATTTCAGCTGAAGTATAAGGGTGATTTAAAGTACTATAATCCAAAGTGTTCAATTTATCGTCTTTGAATAGGTCTTTTAATTGAGTTAAATTTCCATAAAAAGTAACGGTATAACTTTCAATCCTTCCGTTTTTCTTATTGGCTTTTTCTAATTGGAATTTTCCCTCTTTAAATAAAATGGTATTAATTTCAATGTATCCGTTGTAACGTTGCCCGTGTAAAAATCCGTTGTCGACTTCGCTTTCGTACCAATGGCGGAAAATAGAATTGTTATGGTCTGAAGCTGGAACAGTAAAGCTCTGAGAATAGTCAGTAAAAACTTTCCCAACATCGTTTGCCGATGCTATTGAGGAGGTCACCGATATTTTTTCGTCATTGAATAACTCAATCCTTTTGGCAACTGAATCGTCAATAATATAAATAGATACTATATTCATTATATTACATCGTTAATTAATCCGAAGGCATATTCAAACTCGATTTCGTAATTTATCATCTTATCCTGAAGCGAAGTTTTAAGTGTTGAGCTTTGACTTTTTACATCCACAGGTTTGCCATCGAGCAAAACCGTTTCAGACAATAATAATTGCGTAATAATATCACTATAATTCTCATCAACCCAACCCGTATTCAATTTGATTGTTTGACTTCCGTTTATATTAAATGATTTTGTTTGTGGCTGTGCTATGTTATAATCCAATGCTGAAGGCATCATTTTATAAGTACTGCCTTTCACATTAATATTATTAGTTTGTGCCTTAAAAAACGTTAAAAACTGCCAACCGCCTTTTGCATTTATAAATGAGCAAAGTACTGGAGTGTATTTAGGTTCGCAAATTGGAATAACTCTGTAAGTTGCTATTATATCTGTTGTGGCATCATTTATAATTCTTAATCTATTTCCATTATCATAATCGATACTTGTGTTCGCTATTGTAAACGTATAATTGAAAATACCAACTTCTGAACTTCCAATCGAATCAATAACTGTACTTGAGTTTAACTCAAGCCATCTGACATCCAAAGACTCAGTCCCAGTTGAATTATCAAATAAAAGATTTATGTAAGGAATTGTTCCGTTTCTATTATAGTAAAGCGTTTGTAAATCATTTGTCAATGGTATAATTGTATCGTCTGTATTTTTATTATAACCATCCAAATATTTAGTATATCCATTTGTGGCAACGTAAGTCGTTTCGCTAACAAATTTATCCTCTCCGCTTTCAATTGAATATTGCTCAACCTTTACAAAACACCAAGCATTATTTTCCTCAAGCGTTATAAAATCCGATGGAACTGGCGCGATGTTATCAATATATTCCCGTACATAGTTTGAAATGTTAAAATTTAATTCAGTCTGTGTTGGGCTTGGTATATTTTTAGATATTATATATGTCGGAGTCGTTGGCTCAGTCGTTCCTTTGTTCCAAATATATAGTTTTATCCTTGCTCCAGTTTGCCCTGCTTCGTTTACGCTTATAAAATAAGGACTTCGAGTGTATATTAATGTCATATTGATTCCTTTAATGTAAATTTTAAAAATGATTCCAAATCCAATCCGTATTTTTCGACAACAACCTTGTCAAAATTTTGATATTCTATGTCAAAAGCACTCCTGAAAAATTTTGTTTCAGGCGTACCCGTTGTATTTATCGACCTTGTAATGGATGCAACCATCATTTTACGACTTGTGAACTTGCCTCCAGCACCTCGAACCCCTTGCAATCCTTTACGAACAACCCATTTATCAATCGCTGCAATATTTGCACTCGCTTTGTAAGGTGAATTCGGAGCTTTTTTACTCGTTTTACTTCCTTTCGTTCCAAAATCTAACTCCTTCCAATAGCTTTCAGCAAAGAAATCAAACTCCAAAGAGTTTTTGTTGACCTTTGTTTTGAATGTTAACGACCTTGACAGGTTTCCTGAAGCGTTATGCGTTCCGAATTTGCCTCCTGTCTTTAAATTATCCTGCGCTTTTTTAACAACCAAAGCACCGAACTCGTTTAACGCTTGTTGAACTAAGTTAGTTTCCATCACAACACACGCTAAAATCGTCATTTGGAACGCTCAACTCAATATCACACTTCCAACCATCCAACGCATTGGTAAAAGCCATTAAAATAGGCTGCAAAGAAGGATCGTTTTGTAATTCAATATCATTATCGTTTCGTTGCAAACGCATTTTAGTTATCATATAATTTAATATCGCGTGACAAGTATTCAAATTGTCAAGTTCGTTATCGTTTCCTAAAAACTTATCGCTGCCTTTTACCTTTGACATATTTCGAATGTCAACTACAGCAACCTCGAAAGTAAAATTAACAACTCCAGCACCAATCGTTGAGCCTGTGATATTAATATGAGCCAAAGGAAATATATTTTTTTTGACATTGTCTATTATATCCGTTCCGTGAGTGATTGTATTCAAAAGCGGTGCGCTTTCAAGTGTTTGCTTAATGTAATCTATTGCCTGATAAAATGACCTCATCGTTTCATATGTTTTTTAAGTTCTTTTTGTTCCTCGTTTGCCTCATCAATTAGATAAGATAAAAGCGTGAGTGATTCGTGAAGAGGTTCTTTTCCAACTTCTCGAATGTGGATTCCAAGCTCTCTCGCAATTCGAATAAATGAAGGATACCATCCCCACCGCTCTGCAAAATTTCCTCCAAATTCATTCCCTCTCTCTTCGCTTTGCTCTCCAAATGCGAGAGGATATTGCTTAATAACTCCTTGCTTAATGTCCAAAAAAAAAGCAGCGAACCTGTTACAACATCCATTCTTACATCGTTAAATAACTCCGCTTTTGTTTCGTCACCATCGAAAGGCTCAATGTCATAAAACTCACCCGCTTTTTTTGTAATTGGCCGATATAATACCGACATCAGCAAAGCAATATTCTCATCGTTACCAAGTAACGAATCTATTGTTGCATATTCGCCCAAACTTGTTTTATCAAAGTTCGGAATAAAACCGAACTCAGTACCATTCATTTTGAATCTACGAACCAATTTTGGCTGCTGGTCTAAAACCTTTGCCAAACTTTCAACAATTTCAGCGAAATCATTAACAGGTATTTGCATAACTTCCGCAACGCTAAGGTTACAAAAGATAGCCACCATTTGAATACAAATAAACGTGTCATCGTCTATATTATCCTGTCTGACTTTTTGATATCGCAAATATTGCGACAGCTTAATTTCTTTTAAATCCGTTGGAATTATAACTCTCATATATATATAACTAAAAAAAGTGATTTTGTTTTTTTTTAAGTGATAATTAGTTTTCGCGATTGCTTAATTGATAGGCTCATCATTGCGAAATAACGAAGCGCATCGATTGCGTGATTGAAGTCATCGATTGGCTTGTTTAACTTTTTGCCTGTCTTATCCACATCCCAGCTATAATTGCGAAGCTCTTTGATTAGGTTCACGCTTGACTTCGTTACTAAGATATCCTTTTGCTGCAATACCGAAATCCCATAGTTGATTGAATCCGCACCCTTGACAACTGGTTTAACATTGAATCCAGCGCGTCTTATTTCCTCGATGCTTTTTGGCTCGGCTGAGTCTGCCCAAATTGGAGCGGTTCGTTCCTGTTTCATTAATTTAATAATGTCGGAGTTCAAAAGTGAGGTTGAATATATTAATTCGTCAGCTATTATCTTACCGTTGAACTCATAAACAGCAATCAAAGCGGTTGGATCGTTTGAGTAGCCAAAATCCAATCCACATCCTAAGAACTTAGCCTCAGTTGGGATGGTATCGATTTGCTCCCAATTTTGAAATATAACTCCTTCGAGTGAACCGAGTTGGCCAAGTCCGTAAACGTTCCACCAGTTCGCCCAATACGTTGAGGTAAGTGCTTTGTCTTTTGCCTTCTCGATTTCTTTAACGATTGCTGGATCGAGTGCCTCGTTATCTTTGTAAGTTAGAACCACAAAATCCGAATCGCTATCGTTTATGAGTTCGGTTTGCACCCAAAATTCATTTGTAGGGTTGTAATCTAAGTAAATGAATTTCTTTGTACGGATTGCGAGTTGCTGATAAGATTCAAAATCGATATTGTTACACTCGTTTATAAATAAAATATCCCTCCTTGCACCTCTGAGCTTGTCGGGTTGGTCAACGCTAAAAAATTCAATGTAGGAATTATTTGAAAACGTGTATTTTAAAGACGACCGATTGAAATTTGCATCCCTATAATTATCGGTCATTAACATAATCTTTTGAAAATCTTTTAAAGCTCCCCTTTTTAAATGAGGGATTGACTCACTAACTACTGATATTTCCGAAAATGGATTTTCAATAGCGTAAGTTATAAGAAGTGGTAATATAGAAAACGTTTTTGAACTGGATGTCCCACCCTGAACAATCCTAACTCGTTTTCGGAGTTTTGCAATTTTACTCTGTGCTGTCGTTTTCTGAAACATCCAAATCGAGTGAGTTAAAAATTGGTTTTTCTATGCTGATATGCTGATCAATAGTTTGCTTTGGCATTCCGAAGAAGTACTTAAACCATAATTCAATCGCCCATTTCTCACCCGCTTGCATTGCTGCTTCCAATTGCAAAATCGCTTCAGGTAAAAAAGGTTTGAGCCTTTCGTAAGTGTCCTGCATTTCCGATTTTGTCATCAAACGTTTGTCATCAGGTCGAGTTGCTTTGGTTGAATGTCCTCCGTTTAATTTTCTTTTATCCAAAATTAATATATTTTAACTAATTAATTTGTTCGTCGTGAAAATAGCTTCCAATTACAACCTGATTATTGGTTAAAAACTGCGATGCAAACAATTTAAAGCCGTTATGCGACTTCTTTTTTACCAATTGATATAAGTTTAAAGGCATC